AGATGGTTTCAAAGCGTATTGCCGTGGCAATGCACTCAAGTATTTGTGGCGCAGCGAATACAAAGGCAACAGCGAAGCCGACCTTAATAAAGCTAATTGGTATTTGAACCGCATTATTCAGAAAGGATTACCAGAGACACATGACTTCTAAGCACAACCACCATTACGGTCCCTCATTAGCTCTGAGCGAAGAGTTAGACCAAGTCAAATACCGACAAACAGGCGAAGACTTTTACAGCAAGATAGTACGCATCGCTGATGCATTAAAAGACAACCCACAGCATTTTGAGGAGTTCAAAGATGCATTACGTCATATGCGTTTCTTACCAGCTGGTAGGGTCCAAAACGCAATTGGGGCGGCGAGACAAACAACAGCATATAACTGCTTCGTCAGTGGCCTCATCGAGGATAGCATGGAAAGCATTATGCTCCGTGCTACGGAAGCAGCAGAAACCATGAGAAGGGGCGGTGGTCAGGGGTATTGCTTTAGCCGCCTCAGACCTCGTGGTGACAGGATTAAGTCATTAGACAGCATGAGCAGCGGTCCTGTGTCTTTCATGGGTATCTTTGATGCTGTATGTCAGACCATAGCCAGCTCTGGTCACCGCCGTGGCGCACAGATGGGGGTCTTACGCATCGACCATCCTGACATCGAACAGTTTATCAGTGCCAAGCATAACTCAGACAAGCTTACAGGCTTTAACATTTCAGTAGGTGTGACCGATGAGTTTATGGAACACCTTACTTCCAGAAAGCCTTTTCCATTAAGGTTTGACGGTAAGGTTTACAAAGAAGTAGACCCAGTAGCTCTTTGGGACATGATTATGCGGTCTACTTGGGACTGGGCCGAGCCAGGGGTTTTGTTCATCGACCACATTAACAATAAGAACAACCTTTACTACTGTGAAACCATCGAAGCGACTAATCCCTGTGGTGAGCAACCATTACCGCCGTTTGGTGCGTGTCTTCTTGGTTCATTCAACTTAGTCAAATACGTTATTGATGGTGACTTTGATTACAACTTGTTTACTGGTGACATCCATAATGCAGTTAGAGCGATGGATAACGTCATTGACCGCACCATATATCCGCTGCCAGAGCAAGAAAAGGAAGCTAAGGCCAAAAGAAGGATGGGTCTTGGTGTAACTGGTTTAGCCAATGCTGGCGAAATGCTTGGGTATCCATATGCAAGTAAAGGTTTCATGACTTGGGCAGAAGAAGTCCTGACCATGCTTCGTGACACTTGCTATTATGCTTCAGCAAAGCTAGCAAAAGAGAAGGGGCCATTCCCACTCTTTAAAAAAGACAAGTATCTTAAGAGCCAGTTCATTAAAACTTTGCCATACGATGTACAGATTTTGATTGAAGAGCATGGCATTAGAAACAGCCATCTGACATCAATAGCTCCTACTGGAACCATCAGTCTGACAGCTGACAATGTTAGTAGTGGAATAGAACCACCATTCAGCCACTACTACGACCGTACTGTTCAGCAGTTTGATGGTCATCAAATTGAACGTGTTATGGATTACGCTTACAGCCAAGGAGTCGCAGGACGCACTGCTAATGAGATTTCAGCTGATGAGCACGTTGATGTTCTAATTCTGGCGTCACAGTATGTTGATAGTGCAGTCTCAAAGACTTGTAACGTTGGTGATGATGTTTCCTACGATGAGTTTAAGGAGCTGTATGTAAAAGCGTGGAAGGGTGGCTGTAGTGGCATCACTACATTTAGAGCCGCTGGGAAACGTTACGGCATCCTTAATGAAGTAAAGCCAGCTAATGATAACGAAGAAGAGCCTAAGGCCGAAGCTTGCTTTATTGACCCGACTACAGGTCAAAAAGAATGTAGTTAACTTTATTCATATGTCTCTCCTAGACACTAACTAGCCTCACCTTAATTGGTGGGGCTTTTTTTTGAGGGGAGCTGGTGGTAAACTTTGGTTATGAGAAAGCTATTACTTATACCTTTGTTGTTCATGTGTTTAGTCTCATCGCCTAGTTGGGGTGAAGACTATGATAACCTAGTTAGTAGAGATGGCATTTATTATAAGAAGTTCACTAACACACCATTTACTGGAAAAGTTGAAGGAAGAGGGCAAGGTTATATTAAAGATGGAAAACTAGAAGGACTATGGCATTTTTATTGGGCAAACGGAGGTCTGTATTTGAAAGGGAATTGGAAAAACGGAAAACACAATGGTTATTTCGAGTCGTATTGGGATAATGGAAAGCCAAATGATTTTGGTCATTATGTTAACGGTCTAAGGGAAGGTGAATGGATAGGATATTGGGATAATGGTAAATTATCAAACAAGGGTATATATAAAAACGGCAAAAAAGAAGGGCCTTGGTTAGAGTATAAAGTTGATGGAACCCGTCACGAATTTACTGGAATATACAAAGATGGTGTTAAGATTAGTGATTAGAAATCTATTACTTTTTCCTCTGTTAATGATAACTTTGGTCTCATCTCCTAGTTGGGCTGAGGTATTGTCTGATTTAGTACAACGTGATGGTATTTATTATAAGAAGTTTAGCAATGAACCATTTACTGGACGCTTGGAAGGTAAACACCAAGTCTATATTAAAGATGGAAAAAGATGGGGTGAATGGTTTGAATATTACGCAAATGGACAGCTCTTTTCACATGGATGGTATCAAGCCAATGAAAGACATGGAAGGTGGGTTTTTTATCTGCAAGACGGAAGTCCTCACAGCGAAACATATTGGGTAAATGGCGTCAAAGATGGTCGGTGGGAATTATATAATCGTGACGGTACTATTCATCATCTAGAAATCTGGAAAAACGGCGTTAAAGAACGAGACGTATATTAATCGTGACATCATCCCCTAAATTATTCGTTAACCGTCTAGGTACTCAGTACCGTGAGTTTGGTATACTTAAGGCTGTAGAGGTTAATGATTGGGGGTTATTGATTTACAATCAAGACAATTATTGCGTTGGAATGAAGAGGGTTTACTACCACTTTGCCAACATAGCTCTTAAAGCCCAGTCCTTGATTGACAAAGAAGTCCTTATAGAAACAGGAGCTTCTTCATCAACTACTGAATACTTTAGAGACATCTATCACAACTTTCCTAACATCTTAGACTTTGATGAGACTAAAGACCTAGATTTAGCCTCTAGTTTAGTCTGGGCTAGAACAAGCCTAGAAGATACGAAACATAAGCTTAAAGTCTCAGAAGAATTAGCTATGAGACTGAGGGAGCAGCTTGAAACAGTATCAGCTAAGGACAAACTTGAAAGCGAGACGTCATCCGATGAACTCGACAAGGTATGGCCTAGCTTCGAAGCTGACCCTCAGAGAAGTGTCGTCATTGTTGGAGCTGCTTACGATAACAAAAACAATCCAGCAAAGGTTGATAAGGCTTTTGCATTTAGACTAGGTATAGATACCACAAGACGTAAGCGAATAAACGTCAACATACTCAAACGAACATACAAGAACTTTATCAAGGTTGAGCTGCCTGAATACGATAATATTGAATGTGATATTGCCGTAAAGCTTGGTAACAGAGAAAACATCAAGAACGAATGGTGCGTAGCAACGGTGACCAACAGCTATAGAGGCTGGGAGAAGTTAGAAGAAGAACTGTATCCTGAATGGAAGACAACCCGAAAGCCTATTGAGTGGTATATGAATGCTCATGACAGGATGCTGACTGAGTTAATTAACGATGTCTCTAACAAGTGGGTGCCTAGCATATAAATAGACGAGGGGAGACTGGGGTATACTAGTAACCGTAAGATGTGCTGCTTATACAACTGCCGAGAGGCAAGGTGTTAGCTATACTATCTCGTTGCCCCTCGGACTTACGGTATATGCCGATAAGTATGACTGGATAACCAGTAAGCTCCTATCGACCTAGTAAATATATGAATTATATAGCTTGATTGCAATACGTTACACATTAGAGAGAATACGCTGTCTCTACCTAAGTGACCTAAAGTCAACAACAACAGCAACTACCTAATAACTAACCAAAGACCAAAGATACCTAAGATAACCGTTAAAAAGAAGGTATACATACGTCTACGTCTGTATCTGGAGTGATTTCTAGTAACGTAGGTGATTAAGGTCGGAGAAGAGTTGTATTTGTAGATGTTCTTCATATTCTTAAGATAAGAAGGTGAGCTGGGGTGTTCAAGTCCCGATTTTGAACAAAGACAAAAAGCCCCATCCAGACAAATTTCTGTAATGGCCTAATGTCTGAATAGTGTACATTATTCTATAGCAGCTGATTGTATATCAGCTGACCTACAGTATTGTTACATTACAAACACTTAGCTCCTCAGGCACATCCAGACTGGTTCCATACCTGTCTAAAAACACCCCCAGTACCCTCAGATTACAATCAATTTCAAAAGTAAGGCTAAAGGTCGACCTTGTTGTTGTTGTTATTGACCTTCGCAACCAGAGTCCACCCCCGAAACCAAGGATAACCAAAATGGCATTAGAAAGTGCAACTACCATCAATCAGTTGGTCGTTACAAACCCTGTAGCTACTGACGGTCTCTCACAAGCTGATGACCATCTTCGCCTTATCAAGTCTACAGTCAAAAACACATTTCCTAGTGTGACAGGTGCAATTACCGCAAGTCATACTGAAATAAACACAGTAGCAGATGGAAACACAGCGGCTACCTCAACAACCTTAGTCGATGCAGACCGTGTGGTCGTTAATGACGATGGAACCATGGTCCAAGTGGCTATGAGTGATGTTCAGACCTACGTTAACGCTAACTTAAGCTTAAGCGTTGCTACTGCAGACATCCAAAATAACGCAGTAACCACAGCTAAAGTTGCTGATGGTGCAATTACTTCAGCTAAACTTGCGTCTGGTGCTTCTTTTCTATCAGGGATGCTCATGCCTTACGCAGGAGCCTCAGCTCCCTCAGGCTGGCTTATGGCTTACGGACAAGCAGTAAGCAGAACGACTTATGCTGACCTCTTTGCTGCAATCGGAACCACATATGGTTCAGGTGACGGTTCTACAACCTTTAATCTTCCTGACCTTCGTGGTCGCACTATCGCTGGTCAAGACGACATGGGCGGTACATCCGCAAATCGCCTTACTAACCAAAGTGGGGGTCTAAACGGTGATACCCTTGGTGCATCAGGTGGTTCGGAAACTCATACGCTTACAGATGATGAAATCCAACACATCCACGGTTTTGGTGAATGGAAAGGGTCTAATGATGACTATCGCCTTATCAGGACAGGCGTAACGTGGTCAGGAGTTGGTTCATATACCATGAGAGGCTTTAACGGTGAGGGTGGTGACGATAGCGTTACCGATAGTACAGGTGACCTTACGACTACAAGCGTGTTTCTTAATGGTAGTGATACACCGTCTGCTCACAACAACGTCCAGCCAACCATCATCTTAAATTACATCATCAAGACCTAATGCCATGGCTATTTTACCAATCAGAAACCTAGGTTCATCTGGGGTCATTACTGACGTTAGTTCTTATAATATTCCTCTAGATGCTTTCAGTACCGCAATTAACATCAGGTTTGATGAAGGCAAAGTTAGCCGCAGCCCAATCTTTAGAAACATCAAAGACAGCTTAGGTTTCACACCAAGATTTACCTACGGAATTGTTCCGTCTTCTGGTTTCGACAGTGTGCTGATGATTTCAGACGATTGGTCCATCAATGAATATACCTCTGGAGTAGTAACAGACAGAAGTGGTTCCATCACTGGGACTTCTGACCCACGGCCTTATACAGGGACTAGTCTTGCTGATGTTACTTACATCAATCGTCCAGACCGAGTTCCAGTATACAGACTACCTAGCGGCACTAATTTTGCTGATTTACCAAACTGGGACTCAACATGGAGAGCATCTGCACTGAGGTCTTATGGTGACCAACTGGTAGCTCTTAACTTAACTGAAGGCACTAACAATTTTCCAACCAGAGTAAGATTTAGCCATTTGACTGAGGCAAACTCAGTTCCCGATTCATGGGACGAGACTGATACCACAAAGTCCACAGGCTTCAATGACCTTGTTCAAATCAAGACAGAAATCAAAGACGGAGCCACTTTAGGCACGAACTTCATTATCTACGCCAGTGACCAAGTATGGCTTATGGAATTTGTAGGTGGCACATTCGTCTTTAACTTTAGGAAGCTTTTCACTGACGCAGGAATAATCAATCAGAATTGTGTAGTTGAAGTAGAAGGCAAACACTACGTCTTCGGTCCTTTCGACATCTACGTCCATGATGGAACCTCAAAGCAAAGTATCTGTGATGAACGAGTAAAGAACTTCATTTTCAGTTCTATTAATAACCAAGACGCAGACCGCTGCTTTGTGCAGCACAACCCAACGCTTAACGAGATTTACTTTTGTTATAAGTCAGGCGACCAATTCGTTGCTTTTCCAAATGCTGACCGCTGTAATCGAGCTGCTGTTTATAACTACCGCAATGACACATGGTCATTCATGGATTTACCAAACGTCAGCAGTGGAACAGTTGCAAACGTTGACTCAGTAGCAACCTATGCTACCAGCACAACAACTTATGACCTCACTGGTGGAACTTATTACCAGCAGGAAGATAGCTACAATAAGCACACCCTTATGGTGGGTGAAAGTCAGTCTACTGATGGCCTGTCTAGCGATAAGCTTTACGGTATAGATTTGTCTGATGAAGGCCAGATAGCTTTTGATTTAGATACCGAAGCTACCAAACCAATACTTTTGGAAAGAACTGGTCTGGACTTAGACGAAGCTGGTCTAGGAGCTAATCAATATGTGGTCTGCACTAGGATTTATCCTCAAACCAATACTGTTAACTCAACGGATATAACATTAGACTTTGAGTTTGGGGCAAGTGATATCCCTAGAGATACACCAACATATCAAGAAGCGACATCTTTCAACATCACTACTGACCATAAGATAGACAGCCGAGCTGCTGGTCGTTACCTCAGTTACAAAGTGACTTCATCTTCTAATGCTGACTTTGAAATCTCAGGATTTGATTTGGATGTGACTGCTACAGGCAGGAGATAAGACAATGGCATTAAGCGATAAAACTAATGTCATCGTTCAGCCTTATGTAAGAACCCAATATCCAGTCTTGGAAGAAGGTTTACGAAGGTATTTTCAAGATGAGCTGCAAAGAATTGAGGCTGCAATAAAAGCCTTATCAACGGCTGCAGTCACAGTTGCTGAAGACGAACCTGATAATCCAATTAAAGGCATGGTCAGATACGCAGTCAGCCCTTGGGACCCCCTTGGAACAGGATTTGAGGGTCTTGTGGTCTACAACGGCTCAACTTGGGCTGCTGTGTAATTAACAATCACTACATTTAAGGAATAACAATATGGCATGGGGTGCAATCGCAGGAGCTGTAGTTGGCGGTTTATTCGCTAACCAAGCAGCCAAAAAGCAAGCGTCTGCAATGGACAGAGCTACTGCAGCAGCTGCTGAAGCATATAGAGATGCTCGTCCTTATTTTACAGACCTCTATAGTCGAGGCAAAGGTGCTATGGAAAACCAGCTAGATGCTGGATATTACCAAGGGCCTACTTATGCTGGTCTTAACAATATGCAGACCTCAGGTCTTCAGAACCAGTATAATCTAGGTCAAACAGGCTTTGGTTATGGTAATCAATTTATGAATACTGGAGCTAGCTTTGGCTCTAACTACAATAATCTTTATAACCAAGCAGGGCAGGACCAGATAGGCAATGCAATCAACTACGCAAATGCCAATTCTCAGCCCTTAGTAGATGCAGCTCTTCGAGACAGCACTCGAAACCTTCAAGAAAACACCCTTCAAAGTATAGGAATGGGGGCATCGTCTACTGGTAACATAAACTCATCTAAAGCAGCTGTAGCTCAAGCTATTGCTGGTCGTGATTATCTTGACCGTGCTGCAGATACCTCAGCTGGAATTAGAGACAGACTTGCTAAGGACTACCTTACTCAGCAGCAGAACCAGTTTACTAACCAAATGGCTGCAAACCAAGGTCTTAGCAATACCTTCAATACTGGGTTTGATACTTCTAATAGCGCAGTTAACGCTATGCAGTTATCTGGTGGTGCTTATCAGAAAGACCTTCAGAACCAATACGAAGATGCACGAGCCAGATTTGAAGGACAGCGTGATTATGAGTCTAATCTCTATGGTGATTACCGCTCACAAATTCTTGATGGCGCACCTAGAAACTCACCAGTTCCACAGCCTAACTATGTAGACCCGACTATGG